CTTATCCAGTCTCCTTTCTATCCCTGTAGATGTTGGAATCGGCTTACCATCGTTCAGAGCATTTGCCCAGAACAACTCCTTTTTACTAAGGGCATGATTCGGTATTACCTGTGCGCCCCTTGGAAGATCAATTAAGGTTGCCGTTGGTGGGGTATAGTAAACCTGACCATCCGTAGTTACTACTTTTTCAGTTCCGGCCTCACCCACAATTGCAGGTCCACCTGGGTGTGGTCTGCCCTTAGTACCATCTTTATATGGAGGTACCGGAGGCGGTTGTGACATAATTGTTCCAATAGCGGCAAACTGAGCGGCAAGGCCAATAGCGGCAACTGGTGCTAATACACCTGTGGCAATCCATTTAGCAATTTCCGGAGCAGTTTTAAATATTACCTCTGCTACGGCCATTAATTGCCTTGCCCTGAATTGTTTTAACTCAATCTCATACTCTGCTCTCGCTTTATTTTGTTCAAGTTCTACAAGTTTTTGCTTGTTATCCCCTGCCAGTCTAACATCAGATTGATACTTCTTGTTAAGGGCCTCTTTCTCTCTGTCAAGGTTTGATAGATATAAACTGGTCAGGTCATTTGATATTTGGCTTAATGCTTGCGCTCCGGCTTCTACTATTTCCAGTTTTGCCTGTTGCTTTCTACGTTCTGCCGCAATCTCAATATCAAATTCTTTAGCCTTTAGTTCTTCAAGTTTTGCAAGAATTAAAGAAGTTTCTCGTTCTACATAATCCTGACTTAATCCAATTGATGCATCAAGTCTTTTCTTTTGATTGACAAGTCTATTCTTTTCAATGGTAATTTCGGCCAAAGCACCCTGATCAAGTATATCCTCTCTCTGTTGCTCAGTCTTGGCTAAAGCGGCCATTCGCATAGTAGCAGCATTAGCATATATTTTATCCGTTTCGGCCTTGTTCTCCTCATTTAATACCTTCTCTTCCGATATAAAAGTCCCTGATAGCCGCAAGTTGTGCGTTAAGACTATTCTTTCTTACCAGAACTTCCTGATCGGTGTAGTTTTTGATAATTTCAAGTCTCTTCTCCTCAGATAACTCCTGTACTGATATGGCCTTATTCATCTCTACGGCCATGGTTGTAAGTTTTTTATCCTGAGATGATTTTATTTCTTGTAGTTCATTCTGAAGTTCTGTCTGCCTTGCTTGCTTACGTTTTAAAGCCGCCTCTTTAAGATCCTCAAGGTTCTTTTCAATGTACTTACGTTCTATCTCATTAGCCTCATCTAAGGCTTTTTGCTTAATATTTATTTGCTCTTGAGCATCTCTTTCATTTTCTCCCCTTCTTTTTACCGCATTATTCTTAGCCAGTTCAAGGTTTTTAAACCTTGCATCCTCATCAATTTTTAACATTTCATTGTTAAACGTGATGTTGTTTTTCAGAAGTTCTACATCTCTGGTATATCCTTCTCTGGTCCGTGCTTTTATTCTATCATCCTCGGCCTTTTTCAATGCCTCTTGTTGAGCAATAAGTCTTTTGTATTCATTTAATGCCCCATCATTTGCAGTTGAATCTTCCTTCTTAACCTTTAATAGATTCTTTAAGGCTTCTGTGTATGCATCTATCTTCCCTTGCGTATCAGCAATAGACAATGTTAGTTGATCCTGAGTCTCAATTGCACTTTTCATCTCATCGGGAATAAGTCCTAATGTTTCTGCTAAAGAAAAACCAATCTTACCGCCAATACCCTTCATAGCGGCCTTTCTTCCCTTCTCTAATCCACTCTCAATAATTCTAAGCTTCTCTGCTTCTGCATTTTTTGTTGTTTCAAGATTGCCTATTATTTGTTCTAATTGCTCTTTGGTATAGGCTTTCCCCGCTTCGCTCAATTGCTTTATATTTTCCTTCTCCATATAATAGGAGAATATCTGCAACTTTTTTGCTTTGCTTTCTGGGAATAAACTTGCAATGGAGTTAAACATTTCTGTCAGTCCATCAACAGTATCCTTGATGAATCCTTTACGGCTCTCGCCCATGGCCAAAAGCATTTCATCCCATGCATTACTCAACCTTGTCAATCCCTTGCCAAGTGTTTCAACATATGCCGACTCACCTGCTAATTCACCAAGTGCTTTGGTAAACTCAGGCACAAACTTTTCTGACAGAATCTTTCCTTCAGAAACCATCTTCATCAACTCTCCGGTAGTGACACTTGCTACACCCTGCATTCTTGCAAGAGCAATTGTGGCGGCTTGCATCGCAATGGGAAGTTTTTCGCCAATCTGTAAAACCAATTCTTGAGTTTGAACCTTTGGCTTTGACATCATCTGAGACAATCCATAGAAAATCAATTGAGCATCCGTGGCAGTAACCTGAAGTGCAGACATGGCTTTTGCCAGATCAGTAAACATGGATTGTTGTTGCTCCATTGTCATATTTGCCCTTTGAGCAGCAGCAGAGAAACTTTTAAATGCCTCTGCGGCAGTCTGCAATGGTAGGCCAAGTTGTTCTGCAAGGTCTCTAAGGAATTCAAAGTTTTTCATTCCTTGAGTCATGGTCCCAGAGGTAAACTCAATGGCTTTTTGCAGAGACTCAAAGTTTTTAGTTACCGTTAAAATCTGTTTTCCAAATGAAACTAAAGCCTGAATACTAAGATATGTACCTATATAGGTGCCTACTTGCTTTATGGAAGACCCTAATAAATCAAAATCCTTACTGGCTTTTCTGGTTGCATTACTTATCTGATTCCCGGCATTAGTCCCTGCCTGTCCAGTAGCAGTCAACTGAGCCTGTAACTTTTTAAGATCATTAAGCAACTGTCTGTCTTCCGCACTCAACCGGTCAAACAATGCCGTGGCATTGGCAAGGTCCGTGGTGTCAAGACTATACTTAATCTTTATTTCATTATTGGAAATGGTAGCCATTGGAAATCAGTTTTCGCAAAGGTAAATAAAAAAAACCCCCACAATTGCGGAGGTTCTTTTGCCTAATAATCAATGAAAAAAACCATAGCTTATTTTTTGGCAAGGTTAGCCTTTGCTCTGCTAACCTCTTTCCTCTTATCAGTCAACCATCTGTTGTAGATGAGGTAGTATTCGTAAACTGGCCTTTCGACCAGGAATTTATATCGGTTAATGTCTCCATCTGCAAGGTAATATCCTTCATCAAATCTTTGGCGGTACTGTCCGTTGATAAAGTTGTAATAATATGTGTCAGGTCTTTCAACCTTTGCATTGTTTCCCCTTGTAAATAAGTCGGGAAATTCGTTACTAATTCTTTCCCAGAGGGCATTAAAAGCATACTCCGGCAGATTCAAAAAAAAACCCTGAACATCATTGTGCTTCATCCAATGCTCCAGCTTCTGCTTATTGTATGGATATTGGTAGTCAAGTGGATTTTCCTGCTCGTCAAAGTAGACAACAGTTGCTAACTTTAACTGCCGGAGCAAACTGACCGACATCTCCATCTGCTCCTTCAGCCTGGATGCCATCACTCCAATCTCATAGAGCTTCTTCTCATCCTTCTTCTTCCTGTCCATAAGCAGATTGATAAGGCCATTGTTCCAGCCTCTCAGGAAGTCTGGGTTAATCTGCCATAATTCTTCGGTGAAGATGTCTCTTGCTGCTACTGCCCTCTGGAATGGCACATTTACCTCTGCTACAAACTTGAAGTAGTTGACTCCACCAGAGCAGAAGGCAAACTCAATTTGATCCCACCGGTCTTTCGGTGCTACTCCCCGGTAAAGAACTCTGCTACCTTCTGCTTGTACAGGAGCTTCTTCTGCCACTTGTTGAGCAGGAGCAGGAGCAGATGGTTTGCGCCTAAATAGATTGAGCATAAATAGAAAGGATAGTCAAAGATTAGCCAGGAGATGACAAGCCATTGCCATGCCCCAGAGCAGAATGGGCATTCACCAAGTGGCTTCGCCCACCAGATGGGCAGCTTCTGAATCTGTGATAGATACCACTGCCCAAGTGGATGGTCTTCCAGCAGATAGTCTAGAAACAAGGAAAAGCCTGCGCTTAGGAAGGCTATCAGCAGCAATGTCATCAGGCTGCTCATCGTGTGGAAGTTCGATGATGCAGCAACCTCTGCGCTTGCCACCGCAACTTGATTCAAATTCATATTCGTTCATTAGCTTGGTAGATTGTCGGTAAACACATTAAGCACTAGCACATTGTCCTGCTGATTGCTTACTGTCTGAGCAAATGTAAGGCAAATCTCTGAATACTTGACACCATCCTCAGCAGTAAAGACCACAGG